TTATCCGGTTTTTTGCGATGGTCACCGCGAATGGGTAATTGATATCCTCTCAAACTGCCTTCATTTGTAAATTCGTCAAGGATAATATCCTGCAAGAAGTTTGCTTCGATATAATAGTCACAGATGACACTTTCAGGCAGTGATTCGTGAAGGTCATAGAACCAGCGTACCATTTCAGTAACACTGCACTGGCGAACGAATGCCTTTATCAGGTGAAGCTCGTTTCCGGTTTTTCCCCACAGTTTTATAGCCTTATAGTCATTTTTTGTACTTCCTTTGAATGATGGGTCGCAATAAGCAACCAACTGATCATACTTGTAAAGCGGAAGCATTTTTTTCCATCGTATCCAGTCGTTGTGAAATACAGAACCTTCTGAAATCGGATTGTTCATATATTCTTTTTGAAAAGAACGGTACCCCATGAACTCGCGTTTATCTTCAATTCGTTCCGGAGTCCAAAGCTCAGGCCATGAAGGATTGCCTTTTTTATCAACAATATCTATCTGGGATACTTTTACGTTGCTGATTTTACAGATATTTGCCAAGACGCTGTTTTTGCTTATAAGATTCCCTACCATAATAAACCTTCCACCGGCTGCGCCAAAACAACCAAAAAGAGCTTCTTTTACCCAATTTGTTAACTTTCTTACACGACTGTCATTTTCGCACAATTCATCATCGTCCAAGTCATCAATTACTATGTAGTCAGGTCTGTTCTCTCGTTCGCGCAGTCCTCTGGGCGATTGGCCCCGCCCTAATGCAGTAAATGAACACCCGTCAGCGGTCACAAACTCACCGTCAATCCATTTTCCTGCATTATACTGACGGCCAAAGTCATTGATGTAACGTTTATTATACTGAAGTTCTGCTTGTAAGTCTCCGAGCAATTGTTTTGCATTATCTTCACTTTTACCGACTAATACCATCGTATTTATTTGCCGCTGCTTTTGGCATTTGAGCCACATGGGAATAAATATGTCAATATGCGTGGACTTGGCGTGTCCTCTTGCCCATTTGTAGACGGCTTTAAGGGTTTTATTTTCGTGTATCTCCCGCGCAGCCTTAATGTGGAATTTAGCAGATGGTACTAATTTATTTGTATCCTTGTCGATACAGTAATGTGGAAAATAGTACTCTACAAAATAAGCATAGTCTCTCCGAGCACGCTCAATACGTTTCATCTGCGAAGCTTTCGATTCTGCAGCATTGACAGTTGACATGCTTTGAATCGTTTCGCAAAGTTGTTTCCAGCGTTTTAACGCCTCGTTTTGACCTTGTGCTGCCATGTTATTTAAATTCTATTGTTGTAGCGTTAAGTTGCTCTCCAATAAAGATGTCTTGATAGCGATTCATCACTTTAACAAGTTCAGGAGTTAATTCGGGATCAAGCGCCATTCTGGCCACCAACCAATTATTGTATGCTGAAAAAACTTCAATAATCGTAACTACATTTGTTTGTTTATCAAGTTTTTCAATTGCAGATGTAGCCTTAACCATTTCATCGGCACTCCATTTCCCTTCTTCAAGCTTATCATTTATTTGATTAAGCATTTTTGCAACAAGTTCACGTCTTGTAATTGTCTTTGCAGCTCTAATGGTATCCCACCCGGATTCTTTTACCCATTTGCTGATTGTTACTGCTGATACTCCTATTTTCACTGCAATTTCTTTTTGCTGATCTCCGCTGAAGTAATACAATCGCGCAAGTTCCTTTTTTTCATTCAACTCTTTCTTTCCCATTTTTCTTCTTTTAAAGTTAGTGTTTTTGCTATGCAAAAAACAAGATATGGCGCAAAATTAACAGTTATATATTTTACACATTAATTATATAAACATATTATAACTTGCTGATAACAATATTGGTATAAATCAAAAAAGTATAAAAAATGCAACTTATTTTTGCAGTCTGATGATGGTAAAACAAAAAGAAAAACGCATGAAAAAATGAAGAAAAGTTTTGTAGTTAGCGATGAGAGTATTAACAGTTATGGATTCAGAGTACTAACAGAAGGCATAGATATTAAGGATTTTGAGAAAAATCCGATCATGCTCTGGAATCATACACGAACTTGGACAGATAAGGACAACGCTATACTTCCAATCGGTAGATGGGAAAATCTTCGAATTGAAGACGGTAAACTTATAGCAGATCCTGTATTTGATATGGAAGATCCATTTGCGGCCAAGATTGCAAAGAAGGTGGAAAAAGGTATTATAAACATGTGTAGCATTGGAATAGTTGTTAATGAAGAAAGTGATTCATCCAAGTATGTGATACAGGGGCAAACCCGAAAGACTGTTACAAAATGCAAACTCAGAGAGGTTAGTATTGTAGATATTGGAAGCAATGCAAATGCCGTTGCCCTCTATGACGACGATGGAAATGTAATGGAACTTACAGCTGATGGCAAGTGTGCTGTCGGCATAATTAATAATAATAAAAACGATAAAAACATGAACCTAAAAGAAATTGCCCTTAAATTAGGATTAAGCGAAAATGCAACCGAGGCAGAAGTAAACGCAAAAATTGCAGAATTGAAAGAAGGAAAGGTTGATCCGGGAAAATCAAAAGAAAAAGAATTAACAGATAGAATTGCCGTATTGGAGCAAGAAAAAAAAGAAGCTGCCAAAAAGGCTATTGAGAATCTGGTTGATTCAGCAATTAGTGAAAAGAAAATTACTGCAGATAAAAAAGCTCATTTTCTTTCCCTCGGAGAAAAAGTTGGAATTGACGAATTAAAAGTTACCTTATCTTGCATGAATCAGGCAGTTAAACCAACAGACATTATTGTTGGCGGAAAAGGAACTGCAACAGAAAAAAAGTATTCGGAATTAAGCGAAAAAGAACTTTCTGAATTACGCGAAAAAGATCGCGATACTTATTGTGTTTTGTTCGAAAAAGAGTTTGGCTTTAAACCCGAACTTGATTAACCTTAAAGAGTTTGGTTTTAAACCCGAACTTGATTAACCTTAAACTATTAATAATTAAAAGAGTAAAAAGAGATGAAAAAAATGTTTAGATTGATGATGATTTTGGCTGCGGTAGCATTTAATTGCATAATGGGAGGAACCCTTGCCGCTGCGATTGATTTGTCCCCGGCTATTGGGGCACTTGCAATGAATGGCATTGCAACTACTGTTGGTACTTGTCTTCCGGTTAATGCACTTGGTGCCGGTATTTACACTGAGGCATGGACCGGCTATATGGTAAAAGCACTAAGAAATGGTGCAGAGAGTTTGGGATGGTATAATAAAATTAAATCCTTTGATCAATATGCAGAGAATGATGTAATTCACCTTGTTCATATTGGAGTTGACCCTACAGTTCTTATTAATAATTCAAGTTATCCTCTACAAATTGAATCTTTGGCAGATGCTGATAAACCTATCGCCCTTGATAAATATCAGACAAATCCGACATCAATTACAGACGATGAAGTAAGAGCAATATCTTACGATAAAATGGCTTCTGTCATTGAGCGTCACAAAGAAGCTATTGATGCTGCAAGGTACAGTAAAGCGATTCATGCACTGGCTCCAAATTCCAATGCAGCATTGACACCGGTTTTACTTACCTCAGGTGCAAATGATTCTGCCGGAGTTAGAAGAATGATTACAAGATCCGACATCATTGCATTGAAGAAAAAATTTGATACAATGAAAGTTCCTGTTTCAGGAAGAATCTTAGTATTATGCGTTGATCATGTGAATGATTTATTGGCAAATGATCAAAAATTCTCAGAACAATATTATAATTATTCGACAGGGAAAATTTCTAACATGTATGGATTTGAAGTTTACGAATATCAAGATTGTCCATACTTTAACAATGGCACCTTGGCAAAAATAGCATGGGGAAGTTCTACCGTTGGTCATTATCAGGCAAGTGTTGCTTTTTATGCTCCGCGTATGATGAAAGCCAATGGAACTACAAAAACATATATTAGTGAAGCTAAAACTGATCCTCAAAATCAACAGAATCTGATTAACTTTAGGACATATTCTATTTGCCTTCCTATGAAGAGTGAATGTATTGGGGCTATTGTTTCAGCGCCTGCTTCAGTGGATGGATTGTCAATAGTGTCCAGTGTATCTGCGCTTGAATTTGCAGCTGCCGGAGAAAGTCTTATTGTTGAAGTAGAGTGTCCTAATAACTATGTAGCTACAATAACCGGAACAGGATTTACCAAAACTAAATCAGGAGAAACTGTTACTGTAACTGCTGCCGCCAATACAGGAGCTGAGCGGACAGGGCTATTAAAACTGAAAGACTTGATTACGTTGGATGAGATTGAAATCACTTTAACACAGTTGGGACAATAATTGAAATATGAGTACACCAAGAGGCATCCGCAATAACAATCCACTTAATATCCGTCACAATAAGGACTTCTTTCAAGGAGAAGTCCTTGGCGGAACGGATAAGAGTTTTAAGCAATTCGTATCAGCTGCATACGGATACCGCGCGGCGTTTGTCACACTTGGTACTTACTTGCAGCGTGGCCGAAATACAATAGATAAAATAATTAGAGCGTGGGCACCCCCCACAGAAAATAATACGGAAAGCTATATAGCTAATGTAGAAAAACGCAGTGGCGTGGGGAGATTTAAAGTGCTGACGGCGTGCAGCGGCAGTGACTATCGTAAGATCGTTGCTGCCATGTGCCACTGCGAAAATGGACAGCCGGCCAACCTTGCAGATCTCGAAATGGGGTTTAGATTACAACATAAAATTAAAGACTAATGTGGGAATATATACTATACACAATCGGTGGAACAGTTCTTGGTAGTTTATCAGGATGGCTCGTCGGACGCAGAAAACAGCGAATTGAAGAGATTGATGCTGCTACCGAAACGTGGCGTAAGATAGTTGATTCCCTGCAAGCTCAAATCGACAAATTACTCAAACAACGACAAGAAGATAGCGATAAAATCGACACACTAACTAAAGAAACTATTGCTTTGAATCAGCAGGTGAAAACCCTAAGAGAAGAATTGGAGAATTTGCAGGGAAAGGTAAAAAACGTTAATCGACTGGAAAAAACTATTACACGTTACGAAAAACTGATGGACGAACATAATATTGAATATTAATGAAAAGAATTATTTTTTTTGTAATACTTCTTATTATTTTTTTCCCGGGCTGTAAAACCGTTAAAACAGTCCCGCTCGAAAACCGTGTTACGGTGACAGAACGACTTGTTCCGATTTCATTACCTCAAGACAGTGCTATTATACGATTAGTGTTTAAACACGATTATCCTATTAGCTATTCAGAAACAAAAAGTGCAGGTGTTGCAACCTCATTGAAGCGAGATTCAAATAGTGTTGTAATACGATTTAAAACCATCCGTGACTCTATTTTTGTTCCGGTCCGTGATACGTCAATTTTGCGAGACATACCGGTTGTTGTTGAAGTTGAAAAAAAAGGAGCAGCGACACCATGGATTATCGCAAGTATCGCTGCCGGTATTGTCGCATTGTTATTATTAATCATAATTATTTTAAGAAAGTAAGTGATGGCAAAAAAACGAATCAATCAGGCAGATGTAAAAAAGCCTGAAAAAGAAAAGCAAGCTGAAGGACTCAAATTGCTGGCAGACGGGAGATATCAAACCCCCGACGGTCGCGTTTTTGATACCTT